GGTTTCATGACCGATTTCAAAAACTTTTCGAACGATGTTGATGACCGACTGAAGAAACAGGAAGAGCGTATGACCAAGCTTGAACGTAAATCTCTGACCACCGCGCGCCCGGTTCTGGCCGCGAGCGCCGATTTTGACGCCCCCCATCAGAAGGCGTTCAACGCCTATCTGCGGTCGGGCGAGGATGACGGGCTGCGCGGCCTGGAACTTGACGGCAAGTCCATGTCGAGCGCAGTGAACAGCGATGGTGGCTATCTGGTGGATCCGCAGACCGCCGACAGCATCAAATCGGTGCTCAACGCGACGGCGTCGATCCGGGCGATCGCCAATGTGGTGAATGTCGAGGCGGGATCCTATGACGTTCTGATCGACTCGACCGAGGCGGGCGCCGGCTGGGCGGATGAGACCTCTGCGCGCGGCGAGACCGGCACGCCCACGATCGAGCGGATCACCATCGCGCTGCACGAGCTGTCGGCGCTGCCCAAGGCCTCGCAGCGGCTGTTGGATGACAGCGCATTTGACATCGAAGCCTGGCTGGCGGGCCGCATTGCCGACAAGTTTGCCCGCGCCGAGGCGGCGGCCTTTATCAATGGCGACGGCGTGGACAAGCCGACCGGCATCATGACTCACCCGGCTGTGGATGACGCGGCCTGGAGCTGGGGCAATATCGGCTATGTGGCCACCGGTGTGGACGGCGATTTCGACGGCGGCGAGGCGCTGATCGACCTGGTCTATGCGCTGGGGGCTCAATATCGCGCGAACGGTACCTTCGTGATGAATTCGAAGACCGCAGGCGCGGTGCGCAAGCTCAAGGACGCGGATGGCCGTTTCCTGTGGTCGGACGGTCTGGCGGCGGGCGAACCTGCGCGCCTGCTGGGCTATCCGGTGCTGATTGCCGAGGACATGCCGGACATTGCTTCGGGTGCGGATGCGATTGCCTTTGGCGATTTCAACACCGGTTACACGGTGGTGGAACGCCCGGACCTGCGGGTGCTGCGCGATCCGTTCAGCGCCAAACCGCATGTGCTGTTTTATGCCACCAAGCGTATCGGCGGCGACGTGAGCGACTTTGCCGCGATCAAGTTCTTGCGCTTCTCGGTCTCGTAAGGGGCCGGGCGGACCGGGCGGGAAACCGCCCGTGTCCAGGCGCGCGCCACAAGCCTTGCGTTGTCCAGCCGTTCCCCTCCGACAGAGCGACGCAGGGGCGCGCGCCAATCCCCAAGAGGGGCAGATTTGGAGTTTTTCCATGATGTTAGTCGAAGAGACCTCGGTGCCGCCATCGGCCCTGCCGGTCGATGAATTCAAGGCCCATTTGAGATTGGGCAGCGGATTTTCCGATGAAAGCCTTCAGGACGGCGTTCTGGAAAGCTTTTTGCTGGCGGCGATGAGCGCCATCGAAGCCCGTACCGGGAAAGTCCTGATCGAGCGCGCGTTTTCCTGGACCCTGTCCCATTGGCGCAATGCGCAGATGCAGGGGTTGCCGGTGGCGCCGGTGACACAGGTGACGGGCGTGACGCTGGTGGATCGGCAGGGAGATGCCGTGACCGTTGCCCCCAGCGCCTACCGGCTGGTGCAGGATCACCAGCGCCCGGCGCTGCGCCCGCTTGGCAGTTGCCTGCCGGGCGTTCCCGATCAGGGCAGTGTCGTGATCGGGTTTGTCGCGGGCTTTGGTGCGGCGTGGGGCGACGTGCCCGCCGATCTGCGCCAGGCGATGCTGATGCTGGCGGCGCATTACTATGAGTACCGGCATGACACCTCGTTGAGCAGTGGCTGTATGCCGTTTGGCGTGACCAGCCTGTTGGAACGCTATCGCCCGGTGCGGCTGCATATGGGGGCGGGGCTGTGAAGACACATAACCTGAGCCGAAAACTGGTGCTGGAGGCGCCGGTCACGTCCGATGACGGGCTGGGCGGGAGGACGACCGGCTGGCAGCCGCTGGGAACGATATGGGCCGAAGTGACACGCCGCACGGCGCGGTCGCGGCGCATCGGTGAAGCGGCGGTGAGTTCGGTGGGCTATCGGATCGTGGTTCGCGGCGCTCCGGTTGGTGCCCCGTCGCGCCCCAAGGCCGGGCAGCGCCTGGTCGAGGGCAGCCGGATTTTTCGGATAGACCACGTGGCCGAGGCCGACGCGGCGGGGCGCTACCTGTTGTGCCGGGCGACAGAGGAGCATGTGACATGAGCTATGCGCTTGCGGATGCGTTGCAGGCGGCCGTCTTTGCACGCCTGTCGGGAGATGCCGGCCTGAATGCCGTGGTCCAGGGGGCGGTGCATGATGCGTTACCCGCCGGGGCCTTGCCTGAAACCTATGTGATGCTGGGGCCGGAAACCGTGATTGACCGCTCGGACATGGATGGCGAGGGGGCGGAACACCGTTTCGTGGTGTCGGTGCACTCCTCGGCCAGCGGCTTTGCCAATGCCAAACGCGCCGCCGTGGCGGTGAGCGCCGCGCTGCATCACGCCGATCTGCCGCTCAGTCAGGGGCGGCTGATCTATCTGAATTTCGAAAGGGCCGTGGCCAAGCGGGACACAACCGCCGGCCAGCGCCGTATCGACCTGCGATTCCGCGCGCGCGTGGAAAACGACCAACCCTAACCATTGGAGGCACGACATGGGTGCTCAGAACGGCAAGGATCTTTTGATCAAGGTGGACCTGACCGGCGACGGTCAGTTCGAGACAATCGCGGGGCTGCGTGCCACGCGGATCAGCTTTAACGCGGAGAGTGTGGATGTCACGTCGCTGGAGAGCCAGGGCGGATGGCGCGAGTTGCTGAGTGGCGCCGGGGTGAAATCGGCGGCGATTTCGGGGTCGGGCGTGTTCAAGGACGCAAGCACCGATGAACGCGCGCGCCAGATCTTCTTTGATGGCGAAACGCCGGATTTCCAGGTGATCATCCCGGATTTCGGGACCGTGGAAGGCGGCTTTCAGGTGACGTCGATCGACTATGCGGGCACGCATAACGGCGAGGCAACCTATGAGCTGTCGATGGCGTCGGCGGGCGCGTTGACCTTCTCGGCGCTTTGAGATGGCCAATCCCTGGGCAGGCGAGGCCGAACTGGTGATCGACGGCGAGCGCCGCAGGCTCAAACTGACGCTTGGGGCGCTGGCCGAGCTGGAAGCCGGGCTAGGGGCCGACACGCTGGTGGCTCTGGTCGAGCGGTTCGAGGCCGGTGGGTTTTCGTCGCGCGACGTGCTGGCCCTGATCGTGGCCGGGCTGCGCGGCGGCACCGGGTTGATGGGCGAGGCCGGGCCAGAGGCGATCATGCCGCTGGCGCGAGGCGCGGATGGCAAGCTGGGCGTGCGCGGCAATGGCGGTGGATCGGTCAATGTCGTGATGAATATCTCGACCCCGGATGCGGACGGGTTTCGCCGGTCCCAGGGCCAGATCGCCGCCCAGATGAGCCGCGTGATCGCGCGTGGACAACGCAACCGGTAACGGAGGGAAAGCAATGGGATTTCATGAAGTCAGGTTTCCCGCCAATCTGAGTTTCGGCTCGATCGGCGGCCCCGAGAGGCGCACGGATGTGGTGACGCTGGCCAACGGTTTTGAAGAGCGCAACACCCCCTGGGCGCATTCGCGCCGCCGTTATGACGCGGGTATCGGGATGCGGTCATTGGACGATATTGAAACGCTGATCGCGTTTTTCGAGGCGCGGCGCGGGCAGATGTACGCGTTCCGCTGGAAGGACTGGTCCGATTACAAATCCTGCCGCGCCACCGGCGAGGTGGGATATCGCGACCAGGTTATCGGAACCGGCGACGATACGACCACGCAGTATCCTTTGGTCAAGACCTATCGCTCTGGCGCGTTCACCTATGAGCGTCCCATCGTGAAACCCGTGGCCGGATCGGTCCGGCTCGGGCTGTCGGGGGACCAGTTGCAGGAGGGTGTGCACTATGAGGTGAATGCCGAAACCGGGATCATCACCCTGGCGGAGCCGGCCGGTGCCGAAACCCAGATCACCGCCGGATTCGAATTTGACGTGCCGGTGCGGTTTGACACGGATCGAATTCAGACCAGCGTTGCCAGCTTTCGGGCCGGGGACGTGCCGAATGTGCCGGTGGTGGAGGTGCGTGTCTGATGGCTTTCCAAGACGCATTGCGCACCCATCTGGAGACCGGGCTGACCACGGTGGCGCGCGCCTGGGGGATCACGCG